CATACCACCATGAAGGACCGCAATATGACTAATTTCGATACCATGCACATCTTTAAAGCCCCGCTCCTGCCATGCCCGCATAGATTGACCACAACTTGCGCCGAGATCCAGAATCTTGATCGAAAGAGGAAATCCGGCATACATCAGGATGCGGTTGATGTAATATGCCTTGGTTTCCTTGGCCCATTGAGGTGTTCCCTTAATGAGATATTCATCTCGATAATGCCCATTAAGGTATTGACCTCATACCAGGACCCATCTATGAATTTCTGATTATCCGTTGCTGGCTGCATCGAATAGCTTCCATCCCTTAAAGTTTCTATTGTATCCCTGCATCCCGCCCTCTGTTTCACCTCTGAACTCGAAATCAAATCCGCAGTCCTTGAGGAAGGATTTCAAGATGTCATTTGCTGTCTCTTGGTGCGGATATCCGAATCGGGCAAACTCGTCATCCTTGAAAAATGCAGGTGCAGGTGTGTGTGTCTCTAATTCCATGAATCTGACCCGTTTTAGTGCATCCTTCAGGCTATCACGCGGGCTGAAAATCTCATATTCCCCGCCTTCGATGTCTACCTTCAAGACATCGATCGTGTCAAAAAGCGATAAAACATGCTCAAATGCTATCGTCTGAGTGAAGCCCGCATTGATATGTATATCACGGTTAAAGAAAGTCCCATATTGCCCATGGTTGGATCTTGAGTCGGACCAGAACAAGTCCCGGCATTCGCCTGTTTTCAGCGCGACAGCCGCCCACATGGGAGTGATGACATCCTGTAATTGATTATGATATATGTTTGTGGCCAGCCTCCTGAAATTCTCAAAAAAGGCTTCGATTGCCAGTATCCGCTTGAAGCCCTTTTCTGCTGCAAACCACAAGGTACTGATTCCAATATGGGCGCCTAGTTCAAGCATGGTTTCATGGGAGCCATTGAAATTCTCCATGTATCGCACACCTTCATCGAGAATCCACTTGTCGCACTCTTCTATTACCATGGTGATTTCACGGCTTTTGATATGTGGGTGTGGTATGTTAAGCATTACGCTTGCATCCTCATAGACTCTTGATTTGCGACCTTATTTTCCATTTCAAACTCCGCCATAAGCTCTGCCGGTATCTTCTGATGGCATGTCCTACAGAGAGCAAAGGGCTGGATAGGATGTTCAAGAATATCATGGTCAAAGATAGTGCCAAACACGCCGAGATTACGATAATCATAACAGCAAGGCGTGATATTTCCTTCCCTGAGCACATGAGCACATAGCCCCTCCCCTCTATAAGCGGATCACATTGAAAACTAAGCATGCACGGCACTTGATTTTTAGGCTCAAGCTGCCCGGCCCAGTTGTGGGTATATACGATAACACCGTTATTGAGAACGCCCGGAATGCCGACTTTTATCATAATCGCGGCTGCCTTGCGTGCATGCGCGGCAGAGTGCGGAGAAAGGTCAAGTTGATCTAGGCCCGCATCCTTGAGGCCCTTGCAAATTTCATAAGTCATGTTCACACCATTAGTACACATACAGACTGATCGCTTTCCCATTATCTTTTTGACTGCCTTCACCCGTTTGACAAGATGGGGGTCCAGAAATGATTCACCCGTGCCATTCATATTGACTTCCATTTGCGTGCCCCGGTTGCAGAGTTCCTGTAAAAGCTCAAGGCTTTTATCGAAAACCCGATCTATCATAATGCCTGGTTCCCGTGCGGGGTCCTTCACGAGCAACCTATTAATGCAATATTGACATTTAAGATTACATATGTTAGATAGCTCAATGGTCGTTATGGTTTTTAACGTAATCAAAGGAGGTCTCCCATGACAAAACCCCTCACAATCGGTCTTGAGTTAGCTGGTGCCGTGTTTATCTTCTTGGGCATTATCCCGCCTGCTGACGGTTTCAAAATCGCTTTTGGTGTCATTCTTTTGCTCATTGGTGCCTATGGGATTCGGAAGAGGATGAAACGAGCATCCTAAGCAAACCCCTTCTGAGGCTCAAGCCTCGGTTTCGCGCTCTCCTTCCCGTCCCATTCATCAACTATGGTCACGGGGACAAGAATCGCCCTGCATTGAAAATGATTCGGAGGCAAATAACTTCCCCAATCTTTCCTTACCATGCCGTGTAGGTATTCACATATCTCCGATGTCCGGTCATCCAGGACCGCGCTGTATTCATAGGCCAACACAAAACCCTTAAATTCAGGCTGTCCGAAAAGTGCCTGCCTTGATTGATTCAGGGCATCGGCGGTGTTTGTGCGAACAATGTTTTCTAGTCTGGCCGGGACATTAATGGCCTTTCCCCCAGCGTCTACCCTCGGAAGCATGCCCAGCAATGCCGTATCATCCAGCATCGCTTGCATCGTATGCAGCAATGTCTTGTCATATTTTATCGCATTCTCTAGCACGCCCTGAACACCTTTGAGCACATCCTGCTCCATCACACCGGCAATCGTGAAGGCCTTGGATGCAAGAAAGCGCTCAACCTGATCCTTATCCATGCCGGGCCTGATTGCCTTTGCCTGTACCTTCTTAGGGAGTTCGCGGCGGGCCAGCTCATATCCGTTCTCGAGCACTACGGTAAGGTTCTTTCGTATGTTGCGCCTGAGATTGCTCATAATAGCCTTGCTTATTCCGAGGCCAAGCAACTCCTTGAGTTGCACATTGCCCAGGGATCGATCCCGCACGATATTGGTAATTTGCTTTTCAATGGATATCCCGGCTTGAGCCATGCTGTCATTGAGATCATCAATAAACTTGCCATCCTGATCATCGAGCGTTCCCTTGATAGCTGTGTAATTTACACGCTTGAGCCATGGCCGTTCTGTGAAATCTTTCCTTATGTGCTCCTGTTTTTCCTTTGGCTGTGCTGAGATCCAGCTTTCAATTTCTTCATCGGAGGGCGGTTCCTCGCCGGGCAAGCCTTCTGTTGGTATTTCTTCCGGTTCCTCCTCTTCCTCTGCCTTCTCCGGGAAGCCCATGATGTCCCTGACATGAGCCTCATCGGTATCACTCTTGGTCACAGCTCCCTTACTCACAAGCTCGGACCATTGCTTTGCTATCTCTGCCTTCTGTGCATCGGAAATCGGCTCAAATTGAAACCAGGGGAAATCCTCTGTGCCAAAATTCCAAATCGCTAGTTGTCTGAATAACTGTTCGTTCAAGGCCTCCTGCAGCCTGTTTGCTATGATATCCAAAATCCAGAAAAACGCCTCGAGTTGCGTTTGTGATTGGCTATAGCTGCCCGTCCGTCCTTCTTCTGATAGCCCCAGAAGATTCGGGACCAAAATTGACCTGCCTATAGAGCGATTATGTAAACCTATGGCCTTCTCAAATGCGTCTGTTCTAACGGGTTGAAATTGCTCAAGTTTTATGCTATCCGGTACGTGCGCTGCCATCCGTGCAGAGATATTATTAAGCAAATTCTCAAGGTTTGTTTTATCATCTCCTAACAAATTCCCTTTCACTTGCGCCCAGATAAACCCGCTTGCATGGCGCTCGAGGAAGATATTGTAAAATTTGATTATGATATCCTTTGACCACCAGGATCGATAGCAGGCCCGGAGATCAGACTCACCATAAATCCGGTTGATGTCCGGTTGATGCACAAAATGGATAATCTTTGTGATGGGTATTTGGTTTCGCCGTCCTCCCACAAGGTTTGACCTGATCATCCTTGACCATGTTCTTATAGACCCAGTTTCCCTTTCTAATTTTGAGATCATCAGGGTCATAATCATGGAATGTGCCGAGACTGTAGAGACTGCTGCTTGCAACGCCAATCTCCCCGGCCTTGGGCGTGCCCGCTTCTTTTTCCAGAATATCCGGTTTCTTGAATGCCTGTATTGCTGCGCTAAGTCTGCTCATTTTACCAATCCGCTCCACTTGCTACGGTTTCACCTACTCCGAAACCACCGTCCCATTGAACGCCTACTTTCTCCCTGAGATACTTCAAGGCCATGCTCACCATATCGGCTTGATCTTTGGTTGCCGTATTTGGGAAGTTCTGCAATTCAAGCTCAAACTCTGTCAACCAAGTGGCCTCTTCGGGCAGAAAAACCATTCCCGCTTCTATCGCCGGGGTTTCAGTGGCCAGGCGAGTGATCTTATCCGCATCAGGCTCAAAGGCTATTAAAGGCAATCCCTCGACCTCTTGTAAAAGAGAAGATCCAGTTGACTTGTCCTCGATCACTATGGCGTTCGGCTGCTGACCGAAAAGTAATTGACATTTATTGACTTGGGCTTTTAGGGCTCGCTTTCCTGCCGGATAGTTAAGCCACTCCCGGAAAACATCAATCAGATAATAATTATTGTAAGTTATGAGCCAGGTACCACATACCCAGGGGGAATTTGTGAGCTCATCTGCTTTTTGTGCGGTATCCCAGACCTGCAGGAACATGACCCATTGATCTTTGGCCGGTAGGTGCTGATACCGCTTGAACCATCCCATTTCTATGATCCCACCTTCAAGGGGCGCTGGACGTTGCTGTAATTGGCAGGCTATACCATAACTGCCAAGAAATCGTTGTGCTTCCTCATAGAAAGTATCGCCGAAACGATCTTCCCAATAAAACTCCCCTTCTGTTTCCCGGGGGTCTTCGGGCATCGCATCTTGCAGCTCATATTTGAACGGTATCCGCACATGCACCCAATCGCTATTCCCCTTTTTGAGCACGTGGCCGGTAAGATCGTCTAAATGCACTCGTTGCTGGATTATGATAATGGCCGAGTCCTTGGGCTCATTGAGTCGTGTGCTTAGGGAATTATCAAAGGTATCAAGGGCGGCTATACGGTCAGCCTCAGAATACATGGCCTTTTTCGCATCGTGAGGATCGTCAATGATTAAAATATCACCGCCTTCGCCCGAGATCCCGCCTGACATACCAAAGATAATCCGAGTCCCGGTCCCGCTTATCTCATATCGCCGTTTCTGGTTCTGATCAGAAGTGAAGACAATTTCAGAACCCCATCTATCTTGAAACCATCTGCTTTGTATCAATCGGCGTGTCTTGAGTGCGTCCCGGACAGCAAGCTCTTCTTTGTGCGATCCGGTGAGAAACTTTTTGGAAGGATCATTGAGCCAGACCCAGGCAGGAAACATAACAGAGCATAGGGTTGATTTCATGGAACGATAGGGCACATTAATAACAAGCCGCGTGATCTCACCCCGGAAAACCCGCTCCAGGTAGTCACAGATCAGCTCGATATGCCAATTGTGCTGATACTCCACACCGGGCTCAATTATCGGCCAGGACTCCCGGACGAAAGTGGGGAAATCACGTCTGCACAGTTCGGAATCAACTATTTCCGGCTGTAGCAGCTTTAGCGGCAATGTCTTTAAGTATTCTGAGTTCATCTGTGGTCAAATCTTTCAGTAATGATGTTAGATCAATAGGTATTGCTCCCCCGTCCGGTCCCGAGGCCTCGATTGCCTTAATGTCTTTCCACCTGGCCCTGTTCCGGTTTTTGAGCCAGAAGATCATGCAAGTGGGATCTGAGGAAATGTGTTTCCTAGTTCGTTTTGTAACTCGTAATTTGTCATCGACTATCGTGCGTTCATTGCCCTTACCAACAATCAAAACCTCACGAGTAGTCTCATTAACCGAATAACCAAGGGCTCGTTTCCGTAAGGCTTTTTCTACCCTTTCGCTATCATACTCATCCTTCCCCTGCTGAACCGCCTTCCCGAATTCAGGATATTCTCGCCGCCATCGATTGAGGCTGTCCCGCGAAATGTTGATGAGCTTACAGAACTTCACATCGGTAAAGCCCTCTTGGTAGGCAATAAGGGCTTGCCGGATATACTCTTCTTTGAATTCGCGGGGTCGGCCTGCCATGAGGGTTACTCACTTGAGGTCAGCTTCAAGTAAATCCTTGAGCTGGTTGCTGCGCTCGTTTTCTACCTTGAGCGCCTCATTAACTTCCTCTTCCTTCATATCCTTGACCTTGGCAATGCGTCCGCCTATGGAAATGACCTGCTCCACGAGCATGTCAATAAGCATAAGGTGTGCTGGTGTCATTATGATGTGCCCTCCATCTTAGGGAATATATTGGGTAATTTGTTGTAAAGCTCAAACCGGAGCTCCCGGAATCGTGCCTTGTCTATCTGCGAAGGCTCTATCCCGAGACGCACGGCCTCATTAATGCCGGCAAGCAATTTAAGGGCCTCAATGATCTTGGGATGTATATTTTTCTCAAGATCGGCCTGCTCCTCCGGGGACGTAGCTTTGTAGTAAGTTCGGTAATCAATCACCATCTCGTTGAAAGTCTTTTGGCTCACAAGAAGGCTTTTCTTGACACCGAAAGAGCATCCTGCGATAGCCCCGGCAAGAAACGTGATAAGGAAGATGATCATGAGTACGGAAATCAGAGCGTTACCCTTCTGGGTCTTATCCGGTTTGGGAATGATCTTAAACAACTGCCCCAAAAGTGTAGCAATTTTGTCATCCAATACGTTCGGTGTGAGTTTAGCAATGCCTTTGATCAGCGCGAGAAAAAGAAAACACGCAATGACATTGCCTGCCACAAATTCGATGATATACGGATCT